CAGAACTCGACCGCCGAGCCAACGAGCCCACCCTCCTGGAACGTCGTGCTGATGTCACCCAATTAGCTGCGACTACGGATGCCGTCAAAAACCCAGGGCCTCAAACCGTGTGGCCCGTTCGTTTGGCCCCCACAACCTTTGAGCTACTCTCCGAGATGTCCATCGATGAGTGTCTCGCCATGATTGAGCGCCACGTGGCCCGTCGTGATCGCTACCGTGAACTTCCTCCTACACCCACGAACCTTGACCTCCTACGCGACATCTGCGGCGTGATCGACTTGCACATGGATGAGGTTGAGCGCCGTCTCATCCAGTCCCTTGATGGCCTTGGCTCCGTTCACTGTGTGTGCTGCTCGTCAGGCGGCGCCTTCAAGTATTGTGCGAGCGCCACCTGTTGTCATTCTAGCTCGTGGTGCTACAAGAAAGATGGCGTCCCGATTGAGCCTGAGCCCACCCCCTTCTCCATGGACGACACGGCCGTGTCTGACGACGGCACTAGTGAGGGCGAAGAATCCTACGCTCAAGCCGTCGTCCAGGCCCTGACTTTTTGCGACCGTCAGTGCACCGTCCCCTGCGCTGGCTGTGAGTCCCATCCGCCTCCTGTTCTTCGCAAGATTACGGAGCAGCAGCGGTATGACATGAAGATGGTCGTTGAGCACAAGATGCACCAGCTTGGAGCACCAGCGCGTGTTGACTATTTCCCTGTCGCTTGGGAAGGTCTGACCATGTGGTTCAAGCGTGACAACCCATTGTTCTTTGGCAAGTTCCTGACCAAGGCTGATGGCTGCTATCCCCGCACGCAGTCCCCTCCACCCATGGAACGCCGGCGTGCGGACGTCACCCTTTTGTCCGCTACCACTGATTTGCGCAAGAACCCGGGGCCTGCGCAGTCCACATTGCGCCCGCCGTCGTTGCACAAGCTCTGCCTAGACGCTCTTCAGGCTGAGCGAGAACGCATCTTCTCCGACCCCAAACAGCCAATCCAGGACGTTGTGGAGTCTCTGACGCCCATCGTTCGTCGGGCTACCGAGGCCCAGTTGCCCGATTTTGTGTGGCAGTGGATGAATACCTGCCCACCAGTCGTGGAGCTTCGCCAGACCCTCGAGCAAGTCTCTAAACAAGTCAGTGACGTCAGCCATGCAGCCAAGATCTCCCTAGCCTGCGTCTCCGGACTGTGCATCGTCAGCGCCATTGCGGTTGTCGTCCTCGTCAACCGCGCTCCCGCTGACCCCGATGTGCCTGTTGCCCAAGGTCCCGAGGAACGTGTGGAAGACCTGGCCGCAATGCTCAAGCGTGCCGGCATCTCCATTCGGGCTTGATTGGCACATTCGGTTTCACAACCGCCACCCTCTCGTTCATTGAAGCAGAGTGGTTCCGCAAGCTCAATTCCATCGCCAGCGTCGGGCGTCTCATCAACGACGTTGGCGGAGTGGTGCTTCGCCTTGTCGATTGGGCGCTTACCAAATTGTTCGAGGCTGGCTACATCGAGTCCACTTTCAGCATCCCTGGCATCTACAGCACCCTCTCCCGCACGCTGCGCAACGATGTCGAGGAGTTGTGGTTGGCCACCAAGCGGGCTGACTTCACCGCGTACAACGGCGCCGGCAACGCCCTCACCACTGCCATCGCCCTCAAGCGCCAGCTGTCCAAGGTCATGGAGAAGCCTCCCAAGGACGTTTCGGCTGCAGAGGTGTCCGTGTTGCGCAACTGGTCGCTCCAGGTGGACAAAGTCATAGACTCTCTTTTTCAGTTCGTTGGCCAGATTTCGGGCCTGCGCGTGAGGCCAGTCATTGTCTACCTCTACGGCATCCCTGGGGCTGGCAAGAGTCAAGCGTGTGAGCTTATCGCCTTTGACTTCCTCGCGCGTGTCAAGCGTGTCACTCGCGAGGAGTTCACCAAAAATGTCTCAGAGTTCGTGTATGTGGTCAATCCGTCTAAGGACCACTGGGACGGCCACAGCGGACAACCGGTGATTGTGTGTGACGACATCGGGCAGATCAAGGACCCCACACTTTCTGCCGCTGAGACTATGAACGTCATCCGCCTTGGACAGTCCATGCCCTTCAAGGTTCCCATCGCCGACATCGAGGGGAAGAGCTTGCGTGATACAGTGCGACCCATGCTGGTTATCATCACATCTAACGAGCCCACCTTTGACTCCAACGCCATCAAGTGCGTGGCTGCTGCCGCGCGCCGAGTTGACTTTGCGGTCAAGGTCACCCGTCCTGACGCTCAAGTAGACAGCTACCAAGCGGCCAAGAACAACGACCCTGGCGTGAGAGACACGTCGTCCCCACAAGCAATCTACACGGGGCAGGAAACTGAGTTCAGCACGGACAACTACGCGCTGTTCATCTACAACATGCTGGTTCGTCAGACAGCAGACTCCCCCCCCGGCAAGTTTGTCTCTTGGGACTGCCTCATGGAGCTCATCATCCGCCGCCATCAAGATCACATTAAGACCTATGAGTCCACCAAAAAGGTCACCGACACTTTTGAGTCCTACGCGCATCTTTGCCATGATGCCGAGAAGCCTATGCTCAAGATGATGTCTATGACTGTGCTCGCCCAGGGTGGCAACCTGGAAGAGCAGTTGGACGCCATTGAGTCAGCGCAATCCTCCGACGACATCCCACCCGAGATCAAGGACTACGACTGGGTGGTGCCCGCTCCCTACAACAAGGACAAGTGGAATGACCTTGTGGCTCGCATTGGCCGGCAAAAGAGCGCGCCGCTCAGAGAGCAGCTCTACCGCACTCTTTGGAGTCAGTGCATTGAGCCGCCCGCCCCACCATCCATGCCAGCATGGGAGATCGGCACCCACTTAGCTCCTTGGGCCAAAGTGATTGCTGGTCTAGTGGCCGCCCTCGGCGCCTACTGGGTCTTCACCGGCAAAGAAGAGCCCAACGCAGGCCAGTCCAACTCCCTCAAAGCCCCTGGTGGCGCTCAGGCCAGTAGGAAAGGTGCGATTGCCCACATGCGCCTCAACTATGGCCAGAGCTTTGGGGCCATAGCCCATGTCATTGAGGCTGTGAAGAGATCGACCTACGCTCTCAAGGTCGGCAATTCCAGTCTCAGTGGCTCCGCCCTCCAGCTTCGTGACCGCGTCTTCATCACCCCCAAACACGTGTGGCGTAACATCATTAAGCTCGCTGCCAGCACCGACTCGTTGATCGAGTTCGTCGGCGACGGCGACAACCGTTTTGACGTGGATCCTTGCTTTCCCCCCAGATGCGTTGACTCCAAGAGTTACGACGACTTCTGCTACGTCTTCATTGACAATTGCAGAGCCGGCAAAGACATTATCAAGTTCTTCAAGACCCAAGCCGACATTGACTCCTGCCGCCATGCCCCCGACTCTAAGGCCATTTTGTTTGACGCGTGGAAAAAGATTTATTTCGAGGCGGCGGCCAACTTCGCCTTCGGAACGACCACCCAGTACACCGTCAACACCGCCGGCAAGGCGTACACATACATTGGTTTGCCCAACTACCTTTGGTATCAGATGGACACCTTGCCCGGCGACTGTGGAGCTCCTGTCTTCATGCACGACGACCGCCACGACGCCAGAAAGCTTTGTGGCATTCATGTCACTTGGCAATCTAGTGGTAACCCCACTTATGGCATGAGTCGCGTCATCACGCAAGACGGCATCAAGTTCGACTTGACCCCTGAGGCTCAGGGAGGCATTGCCTACCTCCCCGCGGTGGACCAAATGCCGCGCACCCTCCCCACCAAGGCTAATTTCGAGATGGCCTATGATTTTGAGCAGGTTCATGCCGTGGAGCCCGCACTCAACCGTCCTGTCAAGAGCAAGATTCGCACGACTGGTCTCAATGATGGCACTCTGGCCATGCGCCCAGCCCGCCTTGGACGCTTTGAGGGCCACGACATCATGTCGGTCATGCTCAGCCGTCAGGCTCAGCCCGTTTCTTGGAGTCCTGACGAGCCTGCTCTTGCCCGTGCAGTCTCCCTCGTCCAAGCCAAGATCCGACGCCACATCACCCGCGCTCTTGTTCCTCTGACCATGGAGCAAGCTGTCTTTGGAGTGCCCGGAGCCGTGGACCCCATCGACTTCAAGACCGGGCCTGGATGGCCGTGGAACGGCGAGGGCTACAAGAAGATTGACCTCGTCGACCCTGCCACGCAGTTCATCCACCCAGACCTCGCCAAAGCTGTGATGGACGTGTTCGAGCAACAACCCCAAGGCGCTGTGCCCAATGTGATTTTCACTGACAGTGCCAAGGACGAAGTGCGCGCCGACGCGAAGGTGGACGCAGGGAAGACCCGTCTCATTAGCGGTGCTCCCTTGCATTACACCATAGCCTTGCGCATGGTCCTCGGCGATCTCATGGGCCTGGTCATGTCCAAGAGGCAGGAG